CATAAGCCCTCCTTTTCAGCGGCTTTTCAATGAATCCTTTCAAGATTTCAGTGGATTGAAATTTCAGTAAGCTGGCGGGCCTCCCACTAACAAGATCCCGCGGGTTTCCGACCCCGTGTCCTTCGAAAGTCCTCAGGGTCCCCGGCGACTTTTCGGTGGCCTGGGCTGCAGATCCGCTTCGCTCGACTAGCATCAGTGGACGATCCGTCAGAGGGAGAGATGTCATGGAAATGATTGCCGTGCGTTCCAGTGCGATGACCGCCGTTGGCTACGACCCAGCAACAAGACGAATGAGGATCCGCTTTGAACAGGGTCACTCTTACGATTTCTGCGGCGTCCCATCAGCCATCCACAATGGCTTGATGGCCGCGGTGTCCAAAGGCGCCTATTACAACCAGCACATCCGTGATCGTTATCAGTGCTGAGCCCAGTCTTCCACTTGGAAAGACGGACATCCCTGCGAAGGTTTCAGCTAGAGAGATTCCGCGAGTTCGCTAACCCGTGTAGGGGGCGGCCCTCGGGGAGGACCCGTGAAATCTTCCCCCCTACCCGGCCTGCCCGGCTCATGCCTTCGGTTCTGCCTCGCTCAGGTCCAGCCGCTTGGCCACCCAGCGTTCGTACAAGCCAATGGCAACATCGGCGCCGGCCATCGCGGTCAGGCAACCCAGGGCGCCCGCTGTCCAGATCGACAGGCCCGCGCCGAACAACAACATCATCGCTGACACGCCGCAGACGATGCAGGCACCGGACCGAAGTGCGAGCCGGCGCAGTAATGCCCAGCCTCGCGCTCCATCCTTGTCAGCGCGCCACATCTCGCCGGATACACCGCCAACCAAGGACAGGGCAATCACCAACCAGATCGGCATCTCTGCCAGTGCCTGTTGTTCGTTCGTCATTGCCCTGCCCCTTAAACAAAAAGACCCGGCGCATTGGCCGGGTCAGGTGGTGGGTTGCCTGCCGCGCTTTGCGGTCGCACCCATCGAAGATGGCCCCTTTTTACAGCTCGATTCCGGTGGCAGCAAGGCCGTTTTAATGCCATCCGGTGAATGTGTGGGTGACGCCCGGTGAACGGCCGGCGAATGTCGGTGAATATCTAGCCCGGCTAACTTTTGCTTTTCTGGCGTCCCATACGTCCCACTTTTCTAAAACAAGGTGGGACGCGTGAAAGCCCCGCAGATTGGGGCGTTGCCCCACCGTCCTACTTTTCTTTCTCTTTTCTCGTGTATAGAGAGAAATTTAAAAAGCACGCGTGCGCGTGAACGCGCGTATCTGTGCCCGCTACGCATACACGGGTGGGAGGCAAAAAAGGTGGGACGGTGGGACAGCCCAACAACGACGGGGCCTGCGCCCGTCCCATTGCTGCAAAAGCAGTAGGACGGACGCAGGTCGGTGGGACGGCGTGAGCCAGAGGGATGCCCACGATCAAGCCGCTTCCCCCAAGAGGAAGTGCTCGACCACGATGTGTGCGTCATGCAGGCGCTGGTAGTAAACGTTGCGTGTGCAACCACTGCGCGTCAGACGTGCCGCCAAGGGCGCATCAGGCTGGAAGTAATGCACCTGCACCACCGTCATCAGCTCGGGGTCGAGGCGTTTCTTGACGATGCGTTCGATGTTCAGTGAGGCTTCCAGCGGCACCCTGCTCCCGCGCCTGCCGCGCACCAACTGACCGCCGCTTTCCATCATCATCGCAACCATGTTGCCGCCCGAGTAACCGGCGGCCACCTCATCGCTGTGCAGCTCCTGCGCCCATTGTTTGAGGGCCATATCGATTGCCTTAATCATCGAAGCACGGCTCCTCGAACTCGTCCCGTTGCAGTGCAGACGCCCTGCCCCAGTGCTCGGGTTTCTTGTACGCCCATGGCCGCTGACCGCTCTTGTTCAAAGCCCCCAGACGGAAGCGTCGCCAGCCGAGACGGTGCAGGATTGCGCCGACGCGCATCTGCTCAGGCTTGCCCCAATGCCCTGGGTCGAGCTTGAGCGCCTGACTCATCACTTCACTGCCGGTGGTGGTCTCGCCGATCTGCGACTCTTCGAGCCAGGTCAGAATGGGCGTCTCCCATTCGTCCACCACAAAGCGTTCGTCCTGCTCCTCGCTGAACATCGGCGCTTCTTCTCGCGTGACCCACCAAAGGTCGCCGGCCTCGAAGCAGAACACCGCTTCGGCCCATAGCTGGTCGCGGATCTCGCGCAGCAACGGCACGTCAACCTTGGTACAAGCCACCGGCCAATAACTACGGTTGCCGGTGGCGTCCTTGAGGGACTCGTCCTGGTTGGTGGTCCCGACGAAGACACACTGGCGTGGCACGTCCAGGGTTCTGCGGCCATAGCTTTCGCGGTAGGTGTCGGTCGAGGCCGAAAAGAACTGTTTGGCCTTGGTGCTCTCGGCCTTGTTGAAGCTGTCCAGCTCGCCGAGCTCGACAATCCACTTGCCGCGAATGGCCTGAAAGCCGTCCTTGTCGCCAAGGGCAAATGGTGTGTCCATGAACCACTCACCGCCGAGCACGCTCATGGCGGTCGACTTACCGGCGCCTTGTACGCCTTCGAGGATCATCACCGAGTCCGCCTTGCAGCCGGGTTTCATCACCCGCGCCACGGCCGAGATCAACCAGCGTTTGCCGACCTTGGAGGTGTAGTCGGTTTCCTTCACCCCCATGACATCCGTCAGCCAACGCTCCAGGCGCGGCACACGATCCCATTCCAGCTTTTTCAGGTACTCGCGCACCGGGTGAAAGGCGTGGTCATGTGCAACCACGCTGACGGCCTCGATCACGTGCGAAGACTTCACGCGCAGGTTGTACTGCTGCGCGAGCCACTTCATCACGCGCACGTCATCGATGTCGGCCCACTCGCCGGTGCCACCGCCATAGGGCGCTGCACGTAACTTGACGATCTTCGAGCTGAAGGCGCAGTAGCTGATCACCCCGGCCCAGCGTTCATCGTGAGCGAGGATCAGTTCGACGTTCTGCATGTGCGCGATCAGGGCGCCGCTTTCACTGCGGGCGAGCTGATCTTTCCAGCCACCGGCAGCGGGAGGACGGACCACCGCGAGCACTTGTCGACGCACCGCGTCCAAACCCTCAGCGACGTGCAGGTCGTTGAAGTCGGTCCACTTGTCGTGACGCTCGAGCGCGAAGATCGGCGCAACGACCTGGGCACCAACGATCAGCGCGGCGTTGCTGGCCTTCTCTTCGCCAGGGTTCCAGGCATCACCGTTGGGCTTGGTGGTCTTCCAGTCGTCATCGCGGCAGATAATCAGCGGGCAACCCGCAAAGCGCTCGCGCATGACCTTGCACACGGCCAACAGGTTGCCCGCATCGAAGGCCACGGCCACGGCGAGCGACGTCGCCATGTGCAGGCTGGCGCCGGTGGCGTAACCCTCACAGACCAGCACCGGCTCGCCCGGTACTGGGTGCGGACCGAGCAGTTGGAACGTGCCCTCCTTCGCCATCCCGTAAGGCCAGTAAGATTTGTCGCGGCCGGTGTCTTCCTGCTTGCTCGGGAAGATCACCTGCAGGCCCATGATCTGATCACGGGCGTTCTTCATTGGGACCAATACGGCGCCGGTGCGCGGCGCGTAACGCACGTTGATGCCAACGATCTGTTTGCGGTCTAGGTAATCGCTGCGCCCGGTGGTCGGCATGCGCTCGAACAATCCCTGCGCCCTCTTCGCGGCCCGCCGCGCAGCGTTATTCGCGATTTCGGCGGCGCGGCGCTTGGCTTCTTCCTGGCGAGCGCGCATCACTTCGCGCTCTTCCGGCGACATACGACCGGCCTTGACCTTGATCTTCTGCGTCTCGCCCGAACGCCAATCACCGAAGGCGCCGAAGATCAGGGTGTCGCCCTTCTCCGTGCGCTGCTCGTGGACCACGTACCAGCCGTTCTTTTCCTTGCCCTTGTCCTGCGATGTCTTGCAGCGGGTCAGTTTGCCAAACACCAGCGGCTGCGCTGGCTCCAGACCGTAATCGGCGAATTGCCCCAATACCTCATCGAGCATGCTGAATCCCCCGCTCAGAGAGGGATTGGCAACTGATGCACTGCGAGCAACCCGGTTGGGCCAGACGACGGGCTTCCGGGATCGGATCGTCACAGGCTTCGCAGAACAGCAAAGAATGGGCAGCGCTTTCGGCTTTGGCAGCGCTGCGCGCAGCCATGGCCTGATCGATGCGTTCCTGCACCAGATCGTTGGCAAAATCGGCGATGTCAGCCATGGTCAGCACCTCGCGTCGTCTGGTTGACGTAGGTGGCGCGGTTGAACAACCCCAGCAGACCTTGAATACCCCGGAACACCTGCAGACGAATCGCCGCCAGTTCCTGATCAGTCACCACACCGTCGCCGATGCTCTTGGCCCAGGTCTCGGCCAGATCAGCGACCTGGCGGAAGTATTCGGCGATTCCCGTCGTAAGCGTTTCGGGCATGTCGTGGGTGTAGGTGTCGGCCAGCTCCTGCCAGACCGTGTCACCGACCAGCGCATGCACCGCATCCAGAATGCGGCGATCCTTGGTCAATTCGAGAATCTCGCCAAACTCCTGAATATTGATGGAGTGGCTCGGGTGGGTTGGCGACAGCTTGTGCTGCAACGTGGTCGAGTTACGGCCAGTGGTGGCTGCGATGGCAGCAGCCCCGCCCGGATAATCGCGAGCGGCGTGGTACAGCGCTAAATCGAGCGGCAGGATTTCCCGCTGCGCCCGTTCCAGAGAACTGAGAGCAATTCGGCTCATGGCATTAATCCTAAAAGTTGCCAGTGCCGCGCGA